GTAGTTCGCGCAGGTTCATTTCTTGTGGGCTGAAGCTGACCGTGGTCACCTTGGTGGCCCCCCGCATGATCATCAGCCGCCCTCGGTTATCACCGCCGAACTGGTCGCCCCATCGGTCACGTATCTGGTTCAGGTCTTCTTCATTGACTGCGCCCACGCCCTCACCTGGGGCCAGCACGACACCAGGGATGGCCGAGTTCCTGAGCAGCGCCGCCGTAAAGTTGGCGGCCTCATCGTCGGTGAACAGTTCTCGGAACACTGAAGCCAATGGGCTTCGGCCCATCCTCGTATCGTCGGGGCTGATGCCGTAGCGGAAATGAATCACATCCTCTACGGGTAGCTGGGTTGATGCGCCCGATCCGACGCTGTAGTCATAGTGACTGATGAAGGCGTTCTCTTCATCGGACCCGTAGCCGCGCTGGTGTTGTCGGGATGTGGTGGCCGGGGTCAGCGTGCTGCTGGGCGCCCACCACAGTTGCACTACACTACCGTCAGCCGAACGCACCTTTATCAAAAACGCATTACCCGTGACGGTAAAATCCGTACACAACGCCATCCGTAACAACCGGCCCGAGAAGTGCGGGTTCGGGCGGTTCAGTAACACCCGCAGGGGATGGTCAGGCACCGCCACCGTTTGCTGGGTTGTCTCGTCATATCGGCGCACACTCAGGTCAGCTTCCGGGAATGTTCGCGCCATCCAGTTGACGCAACCGCCCACGATGGAGTTCTTGAGTAGCGCGGCCTCGCTGTTATAGCTGGCCTGGTAGTTCAATCGGGTCTGGGGCAGCAGCGAACCAGCCCCCTCGGTGTCGGCATTCGTGAAGAACTTCTTGAGTCCTACGGCTTCCCAGAATCCGATCAGACGGCTCCCCATCTCTGTGGTGGATGTCGCCACCGTGACACGGCCAGGGCCAGCGAATCCACGCAGTCATCGTGCGCCCCGTCAGGGGCAGCATATCGTGTGCCGGTTCTGGTGTATAGAAACTCGAACTGCTCAAGCTCACTCGTGATGGCCCCTGGTGGGAACTGGATGGCCTGTTGCTGGATCGCGACAGCCAGACCCTCGAACATCTGCTGCTTGGAACTGCTGCTGAACTTGACGCCTTCAAAGTTACGCCCCAAATACGTTACGTCACCATCACGCCACGGCTGTTGTAACGCCTCAAGCACTGGGTCACCCACACCCGTGCTATCCACCAGCGCTGATACGTTGGCGGTTTCACGGCGTACCACGTCAATGGTCTGCATCCAGGGATGCTGGAACCGGCGCAGGCGGCAGACGGTCCCGTGTTCATCGAGGCCGATGCCCACCGTCCAGTCCACACTCTTGGCTAAATCCCAGCCCCACGCTATCGGTTCCCCATCCCCATCCCAACTCGACCACGCCTGCTCGGTGTCGAGCGTACACGCCTGGATATGTTCATCACCGAACGGGTTGCCGGTGTCTACGGTTGGCATGGCCTCATAGAGTTCTTGAAACACATGGGCTGGCAGATCAGTGCGGGCCTGGTTCACGTCATCCGGCTGCAACACGCCCGCCGCCACTGCGTCATACGCCGTGAGTCGGCTGTAGCTGTAGCCCTTCTCCCCAGCCTCAGCCCGTCGGCTCAGTTTGTAGAACCAGTTCCTGCGCCCCTTCACATTGCCGATGATGCGGATAGGGCCGTGCGTAGCCGTCAGGGTGGTGCGTACCGCGTGCCAGCTTGCCTCACGTACTCGGCTGGCCTCATCAATCACGGCGGCTTGCACGTCTTCACCGTACAGGGCATCAGGTTTCTCGGCTGACTTGAACCAGATGGCTGAACCATTGCCCAGGGTGATCCGCATTTCGGAATCATTGGCATCCCAGAAGCTCCGGTCAATGTATCGCTTGAACCGCTCAAAGGCGATGCGGGCCTGCGAATAGATCGGGGCTATCCACCAGAACGCAAAGCCGGTGCGCCCAGTGTTCATGGCCTGCTCGGTCAGCCATGCCAGGCAGCCCACGGTCTTGCCTGACTTGGTGCTGGCCTCGATGCACACAATCCGCTCATCACTGAAGATGGCCTGCTCCTGCGCCGCATACAATTTCTCGGGCCGAACCCACGGTTTCTGCGGCGCGGTTACCTGGTCCACCTGGGTGGCCCGAACCAGCGCCGTGCGGTTCATTCGTTGTCGGACAGTTTCATGGTGGCGACCAGTTCCACCGGCCCCGAACGCGGCCCCGTGATCTGGAACCGTTCGTTGTAGGTCTCGGGGTCCAGGCACTTGAGCAGGAATATCAGCGCCGTGGTGTTTCCGCTCAGGGCTTGCGCCCGCAGCGTGGCTTCGAGCAGTTCAATGGCTTCCTCTTTCGCGCTATCGAAGTCAGCCCTGAACATCTCATCCTTCTGAAGCGTGAGATACACGTGGCCCCGACTGACCTGCGCCGCCAGCGTGGACGCCCGCATGTTGCCGCTGTTGGCATACGCCGCAAGGAACGGGCGCTTCCACTTGCCCGCTGATCGGTCATTGGCAGACCTGCCGCCTCTACGTTCAGCCATCAGGAGCCAGACTCGGATCGCCCACAAAGTCCGCATACCGCTGCCGGATCACGTCCACGTATCGCGGCTCGATCTCCATGCCGTAACAGGTGCGGCCTGTTTGCTCGGCGGCGATCAGCGTGGTGCCGGAACCAAGGAATGGATCATAGACATCGCCTTCGTGGTTGCGGATCGGCTTCGCCATGCACTCGACAGGCTTCTGGGTGCTGTGACCGCCTTCCACATTCACATCCAGCGTAATCTCCCAGATTGTGGTTTGCCGCCGATCCCCGATCCAATGTGCGGTGCTGCCGCGTTTGACGGCATACCAACATGGCTCATGCCGCCAGTGGTAATGCCCGCGCCCGATGGGAAAGTGTGGCTTGGACCAGATCACCTGGTTTCTAATTTCAAAGTCAGCGGCTTCCATATTGGTCTGCACGTCCCCCGCAAATCGACCACCGTGCCAAACGTATGCAACGACTGACGGACTAAGCCTCCACGCTTCGCCCCAATCGGCCCTATCGTCGTTTGTAACCCCCCCGAGGCGTTTACCCCCGAAGCCCGCTGCTGCTCGCCATGCCGGATCGTACTCCACGCCGTACGGCGGGTCGGTCACCATCAGGTTCGGCACCTCGCCGCCCAGCAGCGCCGCCACATCTGCCGCGCTGGTCGCGTCCCCGCACATCACCCGATGTGGCCCTAACTCGTAGACCACGCCGGTTATCGACTGCGCTTCCTCTGGCACATCCGGCACTTCATCGGGATCAATTTCACCGTCCTTCGTGCGCCCCAGCAATCCCAGCAGCGTCTCGTTGGCGGTGTCGATGCGTGCGGCCAGCGTTGCGAATGCCTCGTGGTCTTTCTGTGCCATTGCCCCGATGGGGTCATAGGTTGCCAGCACCACGTCGGCCTCGGCTTCGGTCAGGTCAGTAACCAGCACCGGCACCGTGGCTTCTCCTACCATCTCGGCCCTGGCATGGCCGTCGATTATGACCAGCCCGCCATCCTCATCCTCACGGGCTATGACCGCGCCGGCGAAGCCAACCTCATCCAGCACGGCAGCCAGCGCCCGTTGCTGGGCCTGCGGATGCCTGCGCCAGTTGGCCGGATTCGCTATCAGTTGATCAGCCGGAACCAGCCGCATCTCGGTCACGCGATCCTGTACGTTCATCGGCCCTTCTTTTTTATCTGTCGTATTTTGTCCGCTTTACGTGATTGTACCGATGCACGAGCAATGTGTCCCTCATGTTGTGATATCGCCTGTATGGGCATCCTCGTGGCCTCTACGTGGCTGGAATAAGAAAAGCCCCCCCAGTTTCCCAGGGGGGCCAAGAATGGCGGGCGGGTTACTGTCTACCTGTGGCATCCCTGTCAATCACGAGCGCCTCCAGGTCGGCCAACGGGATGGTTCGCCCGTTGCGGAATGCCTCGTCCTTCATATCCTGAAGCTGCTCACCCAGGGTCTTGATCTGTGTTTGGACCCTGCGGATAGCCGCCTCGTCTTCAGGCCGCATTTCGCGCATGACCTTACGGCCCTCGGCCCTATCCCCTACGCAGAAGCCCTCGCCGCCGATTGATACGTCATAGCGGTTTGCATACTCGCCCACGACCTGCGTATTTTCGGCAACGAACAGGCCGTAATCCTTATCGGGGCCGAGCCGCTTTTTCTTCTGCTGACGCCTCACGCGGAGGTACTCAGGATCTTTCATAAGGTGCGGCAATGGAAGCACTGCCGAACCCCTCCGCGTTCTCTTGAATATCCAGTTTGCCATTCCCAACTCCTGTTCCTATCAACTAGCCCTGCCTCATAGTGCGGGTTGGGCAGTTCCCGCAGACGCCTTGCGGCGTTTCGGCTGGCGTGGTTCCTGTTAGACCAGCCGTTCCCCATAAATCTGTATCCCACCGTGCAAAAAGACAAACTCACCAGATCCTTCGTTAATAGTGGCAATCGCACAATCGGCGTGCATAAGGCAGGGAGCATTGTCGAAGTCTACGATCTCTGCTAATTCGTCAGCCTCGCAATCGACTCGGCTTCCGCATTTCCCACATGATGCCTTGCTTGTTTGCCGTGTTCCCAACCATTGCTTCTGCCACTGTTTCCGATACGTCTCATGGCCCATGTCTGACCCCCTATCAACTAGCCCTGCCTCATCAGTGCGGGTTGGGCAGTTCCCGCAAAGCCCCGAAGGGCTTTCGGCTTACTGGTTTGCCATTAGCGGTCTTCCCATTTCTTAACTTGGGCTGTAATGGCATCATCCGTCTGTCGATTTTGGGTCTCGC